GGATTTGTTGATGTGTCGGCCAATTTTTATCTAGGCGATGAAATACCACCAATTGGAACATCTTTATTTCATGTGGGTTCTTTATTAGGTGAAAGTGGAGCTAATAGCATGACTACAGGTATTATGAGTCAGGTAGGTCGCATGCTTGCTCTGAATAGTAGCACTAAAATTTTATTTGACCAAACAACAGTAACTGCTTTTCCCGGTTCATCTGGTGGTGGAGTTTTCCTAACCACTGGTGAATATATTGGGATGTTAGTTCGTGGCGCTGGTGAAACATTTAATCTTATTGTTCCTATGAGAAGAATACAAAAATGGTCTAAATCAGAAGATATAGAATGGGCTTTAGACCCAAGTGTAAAAGCTCCAACATTAGAAGAACTTAATAAATTACCCAAAGAGAAAATAGGTAAATTATGAATAAACTTTTATTTGCTAGTACTTTAGTGGCAGCTATTTTTTACGGAGGGTCTTCTGAAAAGTATGACTATAGCACAACTAGTGTTGTTACTATGGTTGGAGGCAGAATTGCTGTAGACTCTACAGAACAAAACGCGAAGTATAAACGCAAAGATTGTCCCGTATGCAAGGGTAAAGGATGGTACATAAGTGGTGATGGAATAGCAAAAATTCAATGTCAGTATTGTGAGCCATAATTATGAATCAAAATGAAATTAAAGATGAGAAATTAAAAAATTTAGCTTCAAGCATATTATCTAATCAGGAATTGCCATCAGATAAGTTTGGCAGTGTAATAATGATAATAATGATGATTGCTATACTTGTTAACGGTATCAGAGTAATACAAGAATGTAATAAGTCTGAAAAACATGATTTAGATTTTTATAAAAAGAAAATTCAAGAGATATCAATAAAGAAAAGCTGGTTTAATAGAATCAGATTAAAAAAAATAATTAGAAGAGAGTTATGTAAAGAAGACTATAAACTATATGGTAATTCTTTATCTAAAGCAATATTTAATAAAGGAGAATTTATCACGGACGAAGAAGTATCCGTTTTACTGGAGGCAATAAATGATTAGTATATTAACCTGGTGTGTTTATGGTATTTTTGTAGGTTCTATAACTAAGGCTATAATTCCTGGAGAAGAAAACTTCGGTTTTGTTAAAACTATAGCATTAGGAGTGGCTGGTTCTTATATGGGTGGGGCTGGACTATACTTACTAGGCTCATATTCCGCCATAGAGCCAGCAGGAATATTTGCTGGCGTTGGCGGCGCTTGTGTTTCGTTATTATTATATAATAAACTAATGAGTAAATAGTTAAGAAACATAGCTAAATAGATATAGTTTTCAATAGGTTTTTACATAAATACAACTATAATTAAAGCAGTCATAACCAAATATCGATAGCTATAATTAGAGCATAAATGGAAACTTTTGATACTGCATTCTATAATGAATATTATGGTTGTGCATCTAACTTTAAACAATTTCAAGAAGATTGCATACACGACGGTAGATTTACACACCCCTGCATCTTAGACGATAATTTTGATTATGGTTTATTTTTTAGCAAATTAAATTGGGTTTTATCAGACACCTCGTTCATTAAGACCAAAGATGATAGTCTTCAATATTATCTAGAAAATCGAGCACAATATAAAAAGTGGTTTGAAAGTCCTCACATAGACATAAAACATTTTTATAAAACAAGTAATACGGCTTGTGTGTATTATTGTTATTTAGATTCGGATTTATCTACAGATACAGCATTATTATCTTTATCTAATATTTCTCAAAGCATACCAATAGAAAACATATTTATTGTTATATATGGTGAAATTAATTCAAAATATTATAGGAAAATAAGAGAATATTATAAAAATACATTTTCTTTAAAAAGCACTATTGATATTATTAAAGCTAAATCTTTTGAGGATATACTATATGCAGATAACACCAATGTGGTATATCAAAATATTGATAAATTCTTACAAACATACCTAAATTCTAAATATAATATTTTCTCCATTCATGATAAATATTCTATCATGATGAATAATAAACCTTTTTACGGTCTAAACAATAATTTTTTTATTTTTAAAAAGACATTATTTTCAAAAATAATTAATATTATAAATTTAAATAGACATAATTCTGAATATTATATAACAAAGTTTTGTATCGAAAACAATATTGATATTGGTTATTTTTTTTATATTTCTACCGAAAAAGAAATATTTTGGAAAGAATTATTTACTTATAATATTTTACAACATAAGATACTAACAGACCACCATAAGATACCTATATTAAACTCTCAAGTTTATGATTTTAATAAAATTAGTAATAAAGTTCCTGATAGTATTAGAAAATTGCTATGTTGTATACATCTTGGTAATACTTCTGATAAACATATAGAAGATATAAAAGCTGTAATAAACAAATTACAAAGTTATACATTTATTGATGTAGACTTCTTTATTACATCGGACGATAATATTGAATCATTAAATATTAAACCGTACATAGTACCTAACAAAGGAGCGGATATAGGCCCATTCATGCAATGTCTTCACAACCACCACAAAAAAGACGAATATGATTATATATTAAAACTGCATACTAAAACAAATCATGGTTTTCGTAGAATGGTTTTCATGGGCTTGGTTGACAATCTACTACACAATATTACTATGATAGAGAATGAAAATGAAGCTTGTATGGTAGGTCTTAATAATTACAAGATGCAAATGGATCAAATAAATGAACCGATACTATCCGAGATCTGTTCTAAATATAAATTAAGTTCTGATAATACATATTTTATTGCAGGTACAATGTTTTTAGCTAAATATAATTTTTTTGTAAATGTTTTAGAGGATCTAAACATTTCTATTTTATCTGAATATCAAAATTTAGAATCTGGTTATTTCAAGAATCACGACCCAACCTATACTCATAGCTGGGAAAGAATTTTATCGGGAGTTTTACCTCATAACCTTAAACAGAAGGTGCTGTACATATGACAAAAAAGAAAATCCTAATAACTGGAGCTGCTGGTTTTTTAGGTTCTCATTTTGTAGAAGAAACTTTGATCAATACCGATTGGGAGATTATCGCCCTGTGTAGGTTAACTTACGTTGGGGATATGCGAAGAATAGTAGATAGTCTACATGTACAAAAATATGCAGAAAGAATAAAAATAATTTATCACGATCTTAAATTTGATTTTCCTCCTCATATTATAGAAAGTATAGGAGAGGTAGATTATGTAGCGCATATAGCAGCTAATAGTCATGTTACGAGAAGTATCGATTATCCGAAACAATTTTTTGAAGATAATGTTATGGGAACATTAAACTTATTAGAATGGTATAGAAAATATTCTCCTAAAGCTTTGTTTATAAATTATTTAACAGACGAAGTGTTTGGTCCTGCTCCAGATGGTTATGATTTTAAAGAAGACGATAGATGGAGACCTTCTAATCCTTATAGCGCAAGTAAAGCAGGAGCTGGTGCTGCTGGTATTGCTTATCACAATACATATAATTTACCAATTATACATACGTATACTATGAATCTTTTTGGAGAGAGGCAACACAAAGAAAAGTTTATAGCTTTAGCTATAGATTTAATTCATAAAAATCAACCAGTTAAGATTCACGCCCAACTAGACAATCATGGTAATGTAGAGTATGTTGGACAAAGACATTGGTTACATGCTAGAAATGCTGCGAATGCAACTCTGTTTTTGCTCAAAAACGGTAAACCTGGGGAGCATTATAATGTGGTCGGTGATAGAGAAATGTATAATGACGACATGGTAAAAGAAATAGCTAGAATAATGAATAAGCCTGCTAGATTAGAATATGTAGATCTCAATAAAAGCAGACCGGGTCATGATAGGAGATATAGTCTAGATGGGTCTAAATTACAAAATATGGGATGGAAACAGCCTATAGATTTTAATCAATCATTACAGAAAACTATCGATTGGATGCTGAATGAAAATTAATAAAACACATATACCATATTGCTATTGGGTAAAACCTGATATACATCTAGATAGTAGGGGTGTTGTTTCGGAAATTTTTAAAAATCCCCATATTAAAGACTCATTTAAAATAGCTCAGGTTAACTATAGTTTTTCAAAAAGAGGCGTTTTAAGAGGTATACATAGGGCTCCTTATGCAAAATATGTTACCTGTGTTCAAGGTCAAATCTATGATGTTTGTGTAGATCTCAGAACCGACAGTCCTACATACAGACAATATTTTGGTATGGTATTAGATGCAAAAAAACTAAATAGTATTTATATCCCTAGTTTTTGTGGTCATGCTTTTCTTGCAACTGTTGATAGTGTAGTATTATACCAGCAGGGAGATATATACAATCCTAATACAGATGAGGCGTTTTGTTATAAAGATTTTGATATTAAATGGCCAATAAATCCAGAAATTATATCTAATAAAGACAAAGGTAGTTGTTTAAATAATGTCTAAGATAACAGATGAAGACAGAGCAAATCTTCCAGCTGATTTTGATTGGAGGGTTTATAAAAAATTAAATTCCGATTTAGAGCGATTAGGTTTCGTAGAAGAACACCATCTAATAGCTCACTTTCTTAAATATGGCAGATATGAAGGTAGACAATACTCGAACATACATACTGAAAATATAAATAAAAAACCTGAGATGAAATTAGATTATGTTAACACTCTTGTTCCTAAAGATTTCAATTGGCACAAATACTTATCTTTAAATCCAGACTTATCTAAAGAAAATATAAATACAGAATTATTAGCTAAGCTTCATTATATTGAATATGGTAAACAAGAACGCAGAGCTTATTCAACAAAACTATCAGATTTATTACCTATTGATTTTGATGCTAGACTTTACAAGCTATACAATCCTGATCTATCCGCTATGAGTAATGCTCAAGCTAGTATGCATTTTATATCTCACGGGCAAAACGAAAATAGAACATATTATACGGGCATGTCTTATGATGAAATATATCAACAAAAAGATAATATTTCACATAGCCATATTAATAAGAATAGTATACTGCTAATTAATCATGATATCTCTCTTACTGGAGCACCCATTTATCTGTATGATCTTTATGATTATTTATACGATAGTGATATATACAAAAATATATACATAGTGGAACCATTTCCTAATAATATTTTACCGAACCACCCAGCAAAACTATACCACTACAACGAAATAGAATCACTCAAAAAAATATTTGAAACTACTCAGCCTGTATTGATATATTCCAACTCAATAAATTATTATTTATATAACTTACATAAATTTAATTATTGGCATAATAAAACCATAGTGCATTTACACGAAACATATGAAGATTTCGCTAAACCTATGCAGAGTCGACATCAAGACACACAATCTATAGATAACATTCAGTCAATCTCAGTTGTCTCTGAAAAAATTAAACAAGAATTTCTAAAGCATAAACCTAATCTTAAAGAAATTAGAATTGATCCTCCATTTATACCAACTACAAAGCAAAATATAATACAAGGAAAAGCTGATGAGGGTTGTGATTTGATTATAGAAGATAAAGATAAGCCTGTCATAGGCATGTGTGGAGATTTATCTTTAAGAAAAAATCCTATTCTATTATTGCAATTAGCTAGGGATAATCCGCAATACATTTTTGTTTGGATTGGCGGTAAAAAAATTGAAGAAAAATTACAAATTTTATACCCAAATGATGATACATCTATCCCCTCAAATTTCTTATGGGTTCCTAATACAGACAATCCTTACAAATATATTAAGAGATTAGATTACTTTATATTAACTAGTCTTAGTGACCCTTGCCCTATAGTTGTATTAGAAGCTTTATTATTAAATAAAAAAATAATAGTTATAGAAAATAATATACACACATCGCACGACACCAATAAGCTAGAATCATATTTTATTTTAAAAGGACAAACCAATGAGGATATACGTAAAGAATTTCAAGAATTATCAATTAATGTGTTACCTAATCTAACGCAAAAAAATACAAAATATATTAATGATAATTATAGCCAACCGATTATGTTCAATCCCTCTAGGAATACTAAAAAAGATTTTATAATCTTATCTTTGTATATTAATAATATATCTAAAACTGAAATAGATTATTACATAAATATAATAAATCAATTTATTGTGCGTCAACAACAAAAATGTAATTTTGTTCCAGTGATTTGCATAAGTAGTGATGACGTAAATGTTTTTGGGCCTAATATTAAAAACTATTTAGAGAAAAGTATACTAAATTTAAAGAAATTTGGATATGTTATATTTAGAAAGAATTGTGGATATGATATAGGAGGTCTTTTAGAGGGGTTAAAGTATATCTATGAGTCATCAAGCACAACTATAAACACAAATACCCAAATAGCCTATATACATAATAAAAATAATCAATCTTGGAAAAATATATTACACTCTATATTCTATATAAATGACGTACATAAATACGATACTTTAACAGCATCTAGATTTACTACAGACTGTCTCTCAGATGATTTAAATAGAAAAATAATGGAGAATGAACCTGATATTTTTCACAACCTACACAAAAAACAATTTAAGTATATTCAAGGCACTACTTTTATATCAAAACTATCTAATTTAAAACCATTGGTAGATGATTATGATAAAATAGTAAAACAATTAACAAGCATTAAAAAACATGATACTTTTTGGATAGAATGTATGAAAGATGACGCTATCTTTAATAGGTATATGCAAGAATATAGTAATCAATCCCTAAACAGTCCTATAGATTTTTCTAGTCAAAAATTCATTAAAGACGGTACTTGTTTTAACTTTATGCAACTTTATAGCAAATATAAATTAAAAGGTATTCCGGATTTGCAATTTGAACACGCTTTAGAACGATACATAGGAGCTTTAGTAATATCATGAGAAATAACTTTATTCAAGAATCTGAGTATTGCCCAAGAGTTTTACCAGACCCGAAAAATAAACTAGCTATGTACTGGTCTCCAAAAGCTGGTTGCTCTATAATAGCTAGAATGTTTTTAATACACATTAACAGCTACGATCACAATAGAAGTTGTATAAAACAAAGAGATGAGTATACGAAAAATATAAAACAGACACATAAAGACAAAGCAGATTTTTTATCTCATATGCCAAATCAAGATAAGCAATTTTATAAAAATTTCTTTAACATACAACTAGTTAGAAATCCTTATTCTAGAGCTGTTTCTTCTTTTATTAAATACTTACATCAAGCGCAAAATAATCTTACTCTATCTTTTCAGTCTTTTTTAGAATTAATTATAATAGGAAACAGCACTCGTTGGGGCCGTAAAAGTAGGAGTTTTTTAGAACATCATTTTTTACCTCAATATATGATTGATTGCGATTTTATTATAAAAATAGAGAACATAGTCGATGATTTAGCTTTATTAAAAAAAACACACGGACTTGATTTAGATTACAACGACAACGAAGTAGAACCCTCATATCAAAGTGGTAAATACACAACTAAAGATAGCGACACGTCGTGTTCTGTAGCTCCTTTTAGATTTACTAGTGAACATAACGGCTTAATCAATATGCAAGACTTATCTGTGGGAATACCTGAATACAAATTATTTTATAATCAATATTGCAAAGATATGGTAGAAAAAATATACGGTAAAGACATAGACTTTTTTAATTATGATTTTCCGTTCGATATCAATTTAAAATAATGCAAATTCTAATGTAAATTGTGTTGACATAACACTTATCTAGATTTACAATATAGACATGGAAAGACCAAAATGGGAAAATTATTTTTTAGGAATCGCTAAGGTTGTTGCTCAACGTAGTCATGATATACACACCCAGCACGGTTGTGTAATTACTGATCAACAACATAGAATTATTGGAGTAGGATATAATGGTTTCCCCAAAGGCATGGATGATAATGTCTTACCTAAAGACAGACCAGGTAAATACGAATGGATGATTCACGCAGAAAGAAATGCTTTATCTAACTGTGTAATTAGACCAGACAATGGAATAGCGTACGTAACCGGTCAATGCTGTAATGATTGTATTATGGCTTTATGGCAAGAGGGTGTTTCTAAAGTGGTTATGGCTGAAGGACATGGAACAATTTTATTCGACGAACATGCTGAAAAAAAATTTAATTTATTTATCAAACAAACTAAAATGCAAGTTGAAAAAATTATTCCAGACTATAGCTGGATACATAATATCGACGGTGTATAATATAACGGAAACAAATTATTTTTATTTATTATACCCTTGTAATTTACTTTGTGGATCGTTATCATATGAGTAATCAAACGAAGTTATCTATTAATCATCAAGGGCATCTGCTAAATTCTATTTTTACTATAATCCAAGGAGTTCCTCAAGTATGTCGGCATTAAATGAATTACAGAATTATACATTTGTAAGTAAGTACGCTCGTTGGATAGAAAGTGAAAACAGAAGAGAGACATGGAAAGAAGCAGTAGATCGTGTAAAAAATATGATGCATACTCAATATGCTGATTTTAATATTAGTGAAGATATTAACTGGTCCTACGATTTAATGTTTAAGAAAAAAGTTTTAGGTAGTCAAAGAGCTCTTCAATTTGGCGGAGAACCCATTCTAAAGAGACATGCAAAAATTTATAATTGTACAAGTTCGTATTGTGATAGGCTAAGATTTTTCCAAGAATGTTTTTGGTTATTGTTGTGTGGTAGTGGAACAGGTTTTAGCGTTCAAAAACATCATGTATCAAAACTGCCTAATCTTTCATTAGAAAAAAAAGATAAAAGAAAAGGTGTAAAGTATAAAATAGAAGATAGTATTGAAGGCTGGGCAGATGCTTTAGGTGTTTTATTAAGTTCATATTTTAATAAACCTAGTGAATCAAAATTTTTAGAATATAAAGATAAATACATTGTATTTGACTATAGTAACATTCGAGAAAAAGGTTCTCAATTATCTTCTGGTGTTGGTAAAGCGCCAGGTTTTGAGCCATTACAAAATGGTTTAGAAAAAATTCGAGAATTATTGGAGCAATGTGTTGAAAACAAACAAAAAAAATTACGACCTATCGATGCTTATGATATTATTATGCACAGCAGCGATGCTGTATTATCTGGTGGTGTTCGTAGAAGTGCGTCATTAGCGTTATTTAGCCCTAATGATGAAGAGATGGCTAAAGCTAAAACAGGCAATTGGTATGTAGATAATCCTCAAAGAGCCAGGAGCAACAATTCTGCGTTATTGCTTAAAGATGATACTACATTTGAGCAGTTTAAGGCTCTTATGGAGTCCGTAAAGGAGTTTGGGGAGCCAGGTTTTATCTGGAGTGACTCTACAGAGATGACTTTTAACCCATGCGTAGAGGTGGGTATGTGGCCTGTGGATGAAAAGTCTGGTAAATCTGGGTGGCAAGGTTGCAATCTTTCCACTATCAATTGCTCGTCTGTCGTAGACGAAGAGGATTTTTATGAAAGATGTAAAGCCGCTGCTATTATAGGTACTTTACAAGCAGGTTTTACCAATTTAGAATATCTAGGAGATATTACAAATGCTATCTTTGAACGAGAGGCTCTTCTAGGAGTATCTCTTACAGGTATCATGGAAAAACATGACCTTGTGCTAACAGAAAAAGTACTTAAGAAAGGCGCAAAAATTGCTGTTGACACCAATAAAGAATTAGCTCAACAAATTAATATTAATCAAGCAGCAAGAGTTACTTGCTTAAAACCTGAAGGTACAAGTAGTAGTATGCTAGGTACAAGCTCTGGAATTCATCCACATCATGCTAAACGATATATTCGTCATGTACAAGCAAATATATTAGAGCCTCCCTATCTTTATTTCAAAAGCTATAACCCTCAAGCATGCGAGAAATCATCATGGTCTGCTAATAATACAGATGAGGTTGTTAAATTCCCGATAGAAGTGCCAGATGGTTCTAAATTAAAAAATCAACTACCTGCCGTAGAAATGCTTGGTGTTGTAAAAGATGCTCAAAAGAATTGGGTACATTCTGGTAAAAACAGATCTCTGTGTACACAAGATTTTCTTAGTCATAATGTAAGTAACACAGTCACTGTGAAACCGGAAGAGTGGGGAGATGTTACTAAATTTATTTATAATAATAGAAAGTTTTTTGCTGGTATTAGCTTAATACCACAAAGTGGAGATAAAGATTACCCTCAAGCCCCCTTTACTACAGTTTATACTAGTAGAGAGATTGCAAAAGAATATGGGGATGCTTCTTTGTGGTGTTCAGGCTTAATAGAATTAGGTCTTAATGCATTTGATAATAATTTGTGGGCTGCTTGCGATTACATAACATTAAACCAAGAAACAGACAAAGATGGTGATGATAAGAAATTATTTGCTATCAAAATGAAAAGATTTGCAAAGAAATACTTTAATGAAGATATTAGAAGACTAACATACTGTATGAAAGATGTATATAATTGGAAAATTTATACAGATCTATATGGAAGTTTTCAGAAGGTTGATTATACGCAGCTGTTAGAAACAGAGGATAACACTGTAGGAATAGAGGAAATTAGCTGTGCCGGAGGAGCCTGTTTAATTTAATCCTTTTTCCTTGTCCTTGAAAGGCTAATCAATTGAGAAAAAAAAGCAAAAACTCAACACCTAAGATCCCAAAACCAGAAGAAGTTGTCGTTGGATTCAAAAATCGCTTAAAACCAAGGAGTATAAACCAAAAAGAATATATAAGAACTGTAGCTGAAAACACTGTAACCTTCTGTCAAGGAGTGGCTGGCAGTGGTAAAACACATATAGCTGTTGGCATGGCTTTAGAATATTTGCTTGATGATAAAGTAGAAAAAATTGTTATAACAAGACCTGTGGTAGAAGCTGGAGAGCGTTTAGGTTTCTTACCGGGCACCGCAGAAGAAAAACTACACCCTTATCTTTTACCATTATATGATGAAATTAACCACTTTTTACATATACAACATTATTCTAAATTAAAGTCTAATAAACAATTACAAGTAGTTCCTCTGGGTTTGATGAGAGGTAGAAGTTTTCATAATGCTTTTATTGTCGCCGATGAGTGTCAAAATGCTTCGTATGACCAATTAAAAATGTTATTAACAAGAATTGGTATGGATAGTAAAATGGTTTTAACTGGCGATGTAGCACAATCTGATTTACAAAAAATACAACAAGGAGGTTTTACAAAGTTAACAGATAGACTGCAAGACATTGAAGGTATAGGTTTTTCTGAACTATATGCGACAGATATAGTTCGTAATCCTATTATAGCAAGTATAGTCCATAGGTTGTCTAATTATGAAAACGATCAATAACCATAAGGCTTGTTTGGTTTTAAATATAGATTATTCTCCAATATCTATAATTAATTGGAAAACTGCTATGTCTTGGTATTTTAAGATTAAAGATCAAAAAACCCCAGCTATTGAAATTATACAATTTTATTCTAATGACACAATTATTGGATCTAATAAAAATTTTCAATTACCATGTGTTATTAAAATCAATAGATATGTTAAAACACAAAGACAAAGTGTTAAGTTTACTCGTAAAAATTTATTTTTAAGAGATAATAATATATGTCAATATTGTGGTAAAAAATATAGTTTTAATAAATTAACCTATGATCATGTTATACCAAAATGTAAATGGCATAATCGTAAATCAGCAACTTCTTGGACTAATATAGTAACTGCTTGTGCCTCTTGTAATCGTAAAAAGGGAGATAAGACACTCAAAGAAGCTGGTATGGAATTGTTAAATATACCTAAACAACCAAATTTTAATTTAAGATACTTGCCTTGGTACGCTGATTGGTCTAGAATAGAATACAGAGATGAGTGGTCCACATTCATACCCCAGGAATTTTATAAATGAAAATTAATAGTAAATCATTTAATATAACCCATCACAAAATAACTAGTAAAAATGATAAATATTATGTACTGTTAGATACACAAGAATTTTTAGACGATAAGGGTTTCCCCAGAACTAAAGACGTAAACAAAGCTTGTGCTAAAGCTGTATATGGTAGAAAGTCTAAACATATAACAGACCGTAAGGCTTATTATACGTATCACATTCAGTGCGACCAAAATAATGAAGCGTATAATCCAATAGATTTGCACTCCACAGTTCAAACGAAGAAGACGAATGCTTTTATAGATAAAGTATGCAAAGAGGAAGTAAAATTTCAAGAAGTTGACCAAAGTATATTTGATCAATATATAGAATTTTTAAAAACAAAAAATGCAAGAATGCTAAAAGATATCAATAGGAGATTGAAGTAAATTGCCTACATATTCCTTTGAGTGTCAAGAATGCCAAAAAGTTTTTGAAGTCTTCATGACTTTTGGTGAGTATGACAAAAAAGCTAAAGTAGTTTGTGATAAATGTGGATCTGTTAACGTGTCTAGAAATTATGTAGAAGATGCGCTCAATGTAAATATGTCTGTAAAAAAGTCAGATAGTGAATTGAAAACAGTGGGTGATTTAGCTAAAAGAAATAGCGACAGATTATCAGATGATGAGAAAGTGAGCATACATCATAAACATAATGAATATAAAGACCCAGTATACAAAAGCGAACTACCTAAAGGAATGTCTCGTATGAAAAAACCATCTAAAAAATTTAAGTGGCGTTAGAACAAACTCAAGGAGCAATAATGAAAAAAAATCAAAATCAAGAGTATGCTATATTATGGTTGCATTCACAACATAAAAAATCTGGAGATATAGCTTCGGAACTCAATATATCTATTGATAAAGTTGAAGCTGCTATTAGGACTCATTCCGAGCCAACTCAAGCTAAAAAACAAAGTTCTAAAAAACAAAGTTCTAAATCAAAAGATTTAATGATTACTGAAACGTCCAGCAAACGCACTAAAAGTGTTGCGATTATGACTGGAGAAGCTTCGTCTTTAAATGATGAACTAAAGAAAAAATCACATAACAACTCTGCAAAAAAGACAGAAGAACACATATTTAGACCTAATGATTCCTAATGAGTAAAAATACATTCCCATCTAAATATTCAAATGGTAAACTGGTTTCTGCTGCTCAGTTTATTACAGAAATTATATGCGAAAATAAAGCCATTAAAGATAGAAAAGATTTGCATTATAGATTCTGGACTAATAAAGAGTGGGCATCTTTTTATAGAAGCCAAATAGCGTCTGCACATAAATTACTTAAAAAATATGACTCAACAGCTATTATCAAAGCGCTAAAAAATACAAAGGCTCGTAAAATTTATTCTTTGCGAGCACCACACTTGATACCTATCATAGAAACAGAACAAGACATTTTTAATCAAAGTAAAGGATTAACTGCGGATTATACTGAAAGTAGAAACATAAAAAATAATAAATTCCGTAAAGATAAGATTAAAACAAATATTATTTCTAAACTCAAGGAACTAGACGACAATGGCTCTTAAAGAAGATGTAAAGAAAAATTTCGGCACAGAGATTATGAGAAGCGCTACAGCTTTAGTTGATAGGGAATCTATCACTATTCCTTTGAGTCCCTCTTTAGATATTATTTTAGGTGGAGGCATACCAGAAGGTAGCTTTATAGTACTGACAGGGCAGCCTAAATGCGGTAAAACTACAACATCTTTAGATCTAGCAGCCACCGCACAAAAATCAGAATATCAAGGAGATTTAAAAAAACCGAGGCATGTGTATTACCTAAATATTGAGGGTAGATTAAAAAAAAGGGATTTAGAAGGTATTAAAGGTTTAGACTTAGATAGGTTTGATATCATTGGATCTCAAGAAGGTAAAATACTTAGTGGAGAGGAATACCTATCTATCGGAGAAAGAATTATTAATGAAGAACCGGGATCTATCGTTATTATAGATTCTTATTCTGCTTTATGCACAGAAGCTGAAATAACTTCAGAAATGTCTAAAATGCAAAGAGCAGATGGTGCTAAGCTTTTGGCTAAATTTTGCAGAAAGGTAGCCAATGTTATTCCTGTTAATAGAAATATAGTAATTGGTATTACTCACTTAATGGGTAATCCTACAGGATATGGTGCTGAATTTAAAGAGAAAAGCGGTCAAGCTATAGCTTACCAAACAGACATTAAACTGAGAGCAAAAACCTTCAAGCCTTGGACATTAAGCGCCGATAATACACAAATAGGACAAACAGTAGATTGGCAAGTAATATGTTCTGCTTTAGGTCCTCCTGGTGGTGTTACTACTTCATATATTAGATATGGTGCTGGTATAGATAAAATTACAGAGATTATGATGTTAGCTATTGATATCGGTTTAATTACTAAAGGTGGAGCGTGGTATAGTTTTGATATCGATGGAGAAAAACAAAAATTTCAAGGAACTGAAAAACTTAGAAACTTCTTTGTTGACAATCCAAAAGCATATGATATAATACTGTTACAGACAAAAGAAGCCATGGGACTAAAATGAAAACTATTGGTTTAGATGGTAATGAGTTTAATATGACTCTAACAGGCTTAACCGCCAAGAGTAGTTTAAACAACAAATCCAGTTTCCATTTATCTGCTAGAAATTTATTAAAAGATATATACCCAACTTTACAAGTTATAGAAGAAGTATCGATACAAATACGTAAATCTGAAACTCTTTATATGGATTTTTTTATACCTATGAGTAAAAAATGTATTGAGGTTCATGGAGAGCAACATTATGAATTTATTCCTTTTTATCATAGAAGTAAAATTGATTTCTTAAAACAACAAAAAAGAGATAGAGATAAAAAAGAGTGGTGCTATATTAATAATATCACATATATAGAATTACCTTACAATAAACAAGAAGAGTGGTTAGAGATTATTAACAATGCCTAAAACTAGTAAAGAAGAACTTGAATATTGGGATCAAATCCTAGATGAATATGAAAATTCCGTGGGTTTACCTAACGTTGCTCAAAATGCTGACAACTGTAAAGAATTAGATGAATATCTTAATATGTCTAGAGATGTTATAGAAAAACTTAATCCAGAAGATTGCGCTCAAATATCGTATAGATTAGGACAAGTTGCGTTTCACGTTCAAAGAACTTTAAATCGTGAAATAGCTAGACATAATTGGGCAGAAGATTCTGTTAAACTTGTTATAGCAGAAGATCTAAACAATTATAAAGGTTATGGATATATTGAAAAATTTTACCAAGCAGTAAAAAATAACGATAAAGCCACTAGTTTATATAAAATACAGAAATATGCCAAACAGAGAATGGATAGGTTAAGTTATTTATCGAATAGTATAAAGAATCTTTCCGATATTATTCTCGCAATACAAAGGAATAAGGTGAAAAATGCCAATCAATCCTGATGATTTATTAAAAAATCCAGAACAAATTAAACAATTGATTACGCTTCTTAGCGGATTGCTTCCAGAAGAACAACCTGCTAAAGATAATCCTAAAAAAACTCGTAAGAAAGCAACAAAGAAAGTTGCAAAAAAAACAACTCATAGAACAGCTAACGCTAAACATTCAACAAAGCAAAACGCTAGCGCAAAAGAAAATAAATTTTTAGACATGCCAGAGGCAAATATGTTTAAGGAAGACCCAAAGATTGCTAAAAAGCTATATCAACAACCGCCTATGAAAAGAAGACCCCAAAAAAGAAAAATTACAGCAACGTGTAGAATTTGTGGTAAAAGAGAAGAAATTTCTGCAAGTTTATTGCATGGTGATGCTGGAAGATATAAATGTAACAAATGTTGTTCTAACGCAGGTTAATTGGTAGTAAAAATGAAAGAAAATACCTTATCAGATCCCTCCGCAGAAAGAGCTGTGTTGGCCGGTCTTTGTAGATATGGCGAAACATCTTATTTGGATATAGCTGACTTGATTTCTTCATCGTCTTTCACTATAGATAGCAACCAGTTAATATTTAGTTGCATCAAGCATATCTATGAACATTCCGAGGTGTCTAATATAGATTTAGCTTCGTTGTTATCAGCTTCTCAAGAGCTTGGCTGTTCGGATATTTTAACAGCTAAGGAGGAGGCTCTGCATATTAAAGCGATTCTAGTATTTCCTGTAGAGTCTTCTAATGTAAGAAGATTTGCTATTAAGATACGAAAACTAGAAATAGCTAGACTTATTAAAGATCAGCTACACTCAGCACAAACTGAAGTAGATAGTATTAGTGGTTCTGAATCTATTACAGACATACTGAATATAGCAGAGAATAAGGTTTTTGATTTAGGTAAGTTATTAGGTGAGAATAATAACGAACCAGAATCTATTGGTGAACATATTGATGAATATATACAAAATTTAGAAGATAACCCTATAGAACAAGTGGGTCTATCTACTGGTTTTCCCACATACGATAAAGCTATAGGCGGAGGTCTGCGTAAATCTACAGTTAATGTTATAGCCGCTAGACCTAAAACGGGTAAAACACTTTTAGCGGATAACATGGGACATTTTTTGGCTGCTAATGGTATACCTGTATTGAATATGGATACTGAAATGACAACTGAAGATCATATAAACCGTGTTCTAGCCATGAAAACAGAAATAGATATGTCTACTATTGAAACTGGTAAATTTAAAGACTCTAATGATCTTAAAACTAAAATATATGAAGCTAAAAAAGAACTTAAAGAAACAAAGTTATATTATAAGTCTATAGCTGGTAAACCTTTTGAAGAACAGATAGCTATTATGCGTAGATGGTTAATAAAAGAGGTTGGTCTTAATGATGATGGTAGTGCCAAAGATTGTGTAATTTTTTATGATTATGTAAAACTCATGGATACTCAAGGCATGTCTCAAGACCTTAAAGAATACCAACTTCTTGGTTTTATGATGACACAATTACATAATTTTGCCACAAAATATAAACTACCCATAGTAGCATTTGTGCAATTAAATCGTGACGGCATTACGAAGGAAAGCACAGATACTGCCTCTGGTTCAGATAGAATTATATGGTTGTGTAGTAACTTCAGTATCTTTAAAAGAAAAACAGATGAAGAGATTGCAGAAGACGGCCCAACAGGAGGAAACAGAAAATTACTACCTTTAGCAAGTAGACATGGAGCGGGTTTAGATGACAATGACTATATCAATTGTCATATGAAAGGGTGGTGTGCTAAAATTACAGAAGGTCAAACAAAACTAGAACTGTCAAACAACCCAAATTCTAACAATAATACTTTTAAGATTAACGATAATAATGACGATAATACAAACTATGACCCAAAAGAAGAAATACCGTTCGTATAGCCAAAGTGAAATTAAAGCTATATGCGATGATCTTTGCGATAACTTGGATGTTCTTTGTGAAATATTTGAGTTAGACTGTAAAGAAAGTAATAAAATGCTAACAATGTCATGCCCTATACACGGTGGAGACAATCCCTCAGCTTTGAATCTTTATCATACAGGAGAAGATTATCGTGGTAACTGGGTTTGTAGAACCCATCATTGTGAAGAAATCTTTCAACCTTCTATTATAGGTTTTTTACGAGGTGTTTTATCTGTTAGAGAAAATAATTGGTCACAAAAAGGAGATGAAACATTTCCATTTAATAGAACTCTAGAATTTGCCCTTAAAATATTAAATAAAAATATTAAAGATATCAAAGTTAAAAAAGTCAATAAAGAAAAAATTAATTTTATTAAACATATTCAAACGATAGAGCAACCTGAAATAAAAACTATTGGTAAAGTTACAAAAAATTTGATAAGAAAGACCCTACAGATACCTGCAAAATACTATATCGATAGAGGATTCTCAGAAAAAATACTAGATAAATATGATGTCGGTTTATGCGATAATGTCAATAAAGAAATGCATGATAGAATTGTTGTACCGGTATATAATCAAGATTACACATTTATGGTTGGTTGTACAGGTAGGAGTATACACGAAAAATGTGATAAATGCGATTATTACCATAATCCTTCTTCCGATTGTGTAGATGGTAAATGGGCATGGAAACATTCTAAATGGAAACATAATAAATCTTTTAAATCCAAAGACCACCTTTACAACATCTGGTTTGCAAAAGATTATATAATGAAATCTGGCACAGCTATAATTGTTGAAAGCCCAGGTAATGTATGGAGATTAGAAGAGGCTGGTATACACAACTCAATAGCTATTTTTGGAACATCATTAAGCGATAGGCAAAAAATGCTATTAGATTGTTCTGGAGCTATGTCTTTATTAGTATTATTAGATTCAGATCAAGCAGGTCAAGATGGTATAAAAAAAATACAAGAAAAATGTTCCAGAACCTATAATATTAAAACTATAGAATTACCTAAAGACGATATAGCTGAAATGACTGTAGAAGAAATTAAAAATATTATTACACCGGAGGTTTCCAATGTTTAAAATTATAGCTTTCGCTGGTAGAAAACAATCTGGGAAAACCAGTTCGTGTGAATTTGTACAAAGCATTTACGACACGCCATTGACTAGCAACACAGCTAAAATATATAATTTCGCAGATCCTTTAAAACAAATGTGTATGGATATTTTTGGTTTAAAACGCCATCAATGCTACGGCACAGATGATCATAAAAATGAATTAGTGAATTGCTATTGGCCTGGAACAAATGCAGAAATGACCGCCAGAGAAGTTTTACAGTATGTTGGAACTGATGTGTTTAGGTCTATGCAAAATAATGTTTGGGCGGATTCTACTATAAGACTCATTGAAAAAGAAAATCCGAATCTCGCATTAATTGCAGATTGTAGATTTCCCAACGAAGTTGAAGCAGTTAAGTCTGTAGGAGGTTTAGTTGTTAAATTAAATAGAAATCTCTTTAATTCACAGCACTCAAGTGAAAGTGCTTTAGATGAAAATAATTACGATCAGTCTAACTTTGATTTAGTTATAGATAATACAAACTTATCTATAGAAGAAAAAGAAGGACAGATACACAATCTACTCATACAAGAAAAGGTGATATCATTATAATTACATACTTCAGAAGCTCTTCGTATGGTACCCATAATATGTGTGAGCAGCAATATTTTATCGAATATGTTCTTGGTAGAAGGGGTTTATCAAATAAAAAAGCAGACAAGGGTACTATAGTTCATAAAGTATTAGAAATATTAGCTTTAATGAAAAAAGGCATACAAGATAAAGAACCATCAATAGAAGATGAGATCATAGGTAATATAGACCTAGATAAATGCGATATGTTTGATAATAAATATGTTTTATATTTATGTAACGCCGTCTACGACTATTACACATCCCAATTTACACATCATGAGTGGTATGAAAAAGACAGAAAAGATTGTACCGAATGGGTCAGCAAGACTCTTAGGGGAAACAATAGGCTTTTTGATCCTAGATTAAGGAATGTGTTTAGAGCTGAACAACATTTTGATATACCTATTGAAAAAGAGTGGGCAAAATATACTTACGACAACAATCAACAAAAATTAGAAGGTAATCTTTCTATCAAAGGAACAGTTGATTTAATTACGCAAGTATCTGAGGACACTCTAGAAATCATTGATTGGAAAACAGGTAGAAGATTAAACTGGGCAACAGGTGAAGAAAAAACACAGGAAAAATTAGAACAAGATCCTCAATTAAGAATATATCATTATGCTATTCATAGATTGTTTCCAGAATTTAAACATATTATTATGACTATTAATTTTATGAACGACGGAGGACCATTCTCTGTATGCTTTGATAATGAAGATAACGCCGTACATGCAGAATATATGATTAGACAAAAATTCGATAGAATTAGGAAGACCACAAAACCCAAGCTAAGTAAAACATGGAAGTGTAGTAAATTATGTCACTTTGGTAAAAATACTTTCTTGAATGATCCAGAAGTATCGCCTATGATAGAGTACAGAGATGGGCAAAGAAGCCCTAAAGACGGCCTTATGACACAATGTGAACAACTCAAGCATGATACAGAGTTAAACGGAATGAATTATGTTGTTGATAATTATACCATGCCAGGACATTCAGTTGATAAATATAAAGCCCCAGGAGAAGTTTGATGTACATCCCTTTACATGTGCATAGTCATTATAGCTTATTGGACGGGCTCTCCAAACCTGAACAAATAGCCAAAAGATGTAAAAAGTTAGGCTTTAAGTCCTGTGCTATTACAGATCATGGTACTATATCTGGAAATGTAGATTTCTATAAAACCATGAAGAAAAATGATATCAAACCAATTATGGGTTGCGAGTTGTATATTACCAATAGCGACGCATCAATAAAAGATAAAAATAAAAAATCATTATCACATCTCGTAGTCCTTTGTAAAAATTATGATGGCTGGCAAGATCTGATTAAGATAGTATCTTTATCTAATAACGAAAAATATTTTTATCATAAACCAAGACTCGATATTCAAATATTAAAAAAAATAATAAATAAACAGAATTTGATATGTATATCTGGACATCCGGGTTCTACTCTAGGTAATGAAATTTATAGTTTCGAAAAAGAATCCTTAGTAGACAATTGGCAAGATAAAGGATTAAAACATATTGAGCAATTGCAAGAGGTATTTGGTAAAGACAATGTCTATGTAGAAATACAGCTTATGGACACAGATAATACCCATCAACAAACTATTGGTAAAAATCTAAGACAATTAGCAATAGATAATAATTTACAAAGAGTCGCTACTATAGACGCTCATTACTGTGAAATGGCGGATGCTGTAGATCAAAGAGTTTTGTTATGTAGTTCTTTAAAGACAACACTTCCTGAAATATCAAAAAAAATAATAAATGAAGAAAAAGTTCCCTTGTCATCATTCTTTACTTCCGATAAATATTATATACTTTCGGCTGAAGAGATGTCTGAAATACACGACAAGGAAGAATTAGAAAATACTCTAAAAATAGACAGTCTTTGCGAGGACTACAATATATTAATCTCTCCACAACTTCCAGATTTTAGATGTCCAAACAAACAAACCCCCATAGAATATATTCGAGAATTATGTAGAATAGGTTGGAAGCAAAAAATAAAAGACATAATACCCAAAGATAAACATCAAATATATGTAGATAGGGTTAAGAAAGAATTTGAAGTTCTAGAAGCTGCAAACCTTGCAAGTTACTTTTTAATTGTCAGAGATATTGTAGAATATGTTAAATCTCAAAACTGTTTGCCTGGTCCCGGTAGGGGTAGTGCTGCGGGATGCTTGGTTTCTTATTTGATTGGTATCACAGCAATTGATCCTCTTAAATATAATTTAATTTTCGAAAGATTCTATAACACAGGCAGAAACACTAAATCTCATATATCTATGCCCGATATTGATGTAGATGTCCCTATCGAATATAGAGAATCTATCATTAATTATATTAAAGATAAATACGGCAATGACAAAGTTTCTCAAATGATAACTTTTAATACACTTAAAGGTAGAGGGGCTCTGAAGGAAGTTTTAAGAGTATACGGTAATATTTCTTTTGAAGAAATGAATCGTATAACTAAAAATATTCCTGATGAAGCTAAAATTGCAGACGAATTACAGGAAATGGAAGATGCTTCCATTATCAAATGGTCTTTGGAAAATAATTCTAAAAAATTAAAAGACTGGTGTTATATAGATGATAAAGGAGAATTGCAAGGTCCTCTTTCAAAAAGGTTTGAACAAGCAATCAGGCTTGAAGGGTCGAAATATAATCAATCTAAACATGCTGCTGGTATCGCAATCGCTAATAACGAATTAAGCTCTATATGTCCTATGTTATGGGATACTAAGACAAAACAAAGTATCGCTGGTTTCGAAATGGGAGATCTAGAATCTATAGGTGTTATTAAGTTCGATATTTTAGGTATCGCTTTACTTGATAAAATAATGCACACTCAAAGAACACTAAAAATAAAGGCTATAGTATGATAGATTTTTCTAAACTAAAAACTGGACAAAGATTTACATATAAAAATAGAGAGTATCTGAAGGTACCAGAAATAAAAAAAAGTTGTTGTGAAATACAAAGTAATGCTGTCGATTTAGAAAACAACAAAAATGTTTTATTCGAATATAAAAAGAAAGTAGAAGAGATTAAATGATTAAAAATAAAATTTGTGTCTTTGATTTTGAAACAGATGGCAAGGATCCATCGCTGTGCAGCCCTGTTCAACTATCATCGGTGATGGTAGACCCAATTAGATTAGAAATCATTGATAAATCTCAGTTTAATACATTTATCAAGCCCGAAAAACTAGAAGACTGCTCTATAGATAACCCTTATACTGATTCTGATATTTTAGATTGGCACGGCAAGGTTAAATCGGTATCGGCAGCACAGATTTTAAAAGACTGGAAAAAATATCCGGAACAGAAACAATCATGGGCTCAGTTTGTATCATATTTAGATAAATATCATTATAAAGGTTATGGCGGTAAAAAATCACAGTTTACAGCACCTATAGCTTGCGGGTATAATATACTCAGGTTTGACATGACTATTGTAAATAGGCTAAGTCAAAAATATGATAATACTAATAGGGAGGGAGAGACTTGTCTATTTCACCCCAGGGATAAAATCGACTTATTACATGTGATGTTTATGTGGACAACCTATATCTCCGAAGTCAAATCGTTATCTCTGGATAATATGAGAGATTATTTAGGTCTTAGTAAGGATAATGCTCATGACGCTATTAAAGATGTAGAAGATTGTGCTAATATCTTGATTAGATTTTTAAAACTTCATAAAAGCTTGAGTCAAAAAATTAAATTTAAGGATGCGTTTAAAACATGAAACATATATCTTTTAATGAGTGCAACTGCTGTTTTGATGTAAATGCTGATGGTGGTATCGATATAGATATTGATATAGAGAAAATAGACTTGGATTGTCCACAAACATGGAGACTAATAGCTGAAGGAAACACTAAGGGGTGTTTTCAGTTAGAGTCTAGGTTGGGTCAAATGATGTCTAAAAAACTTAAGCCAGAAAATATAGAACAATTATCAGCGCTAATTAGTATCATGCGACCGGGTTGTTTAGAGGCTTACAGAGATGGTAAATCTGTTAGCAATCATTATATAGATAAGAAAAATTTACAAGAGGAGATAGATTTCTTTCATCCTTCTTTAGAGCCTATTTTAAAAACAACATATGGAGAAATGGTATATCAAGAACAAGCGATGCAAATATGTCAACATGTAGCAGAATTTGACTTGACAGAAGCAGATAAGCTACGTAAAGCTATTGGTAAAAAGAAGCCAGAAGAGATGATGAAAATTAAAAAACTTTTTATGAAAAAGTCATCAAGTGCCAAAATTATCAATAAAGATGAGGCTGAGCAGATTTTTGGTTGGATTGAAAAATCTCAAAGATATTCTTTTAATAAAAGCCATGCTGTTAGCTATGCTTACAACGCCTACCTGTCTGCTTATGTTAAAGCTCATTTCCCTAAACATTTTTTTGCATCTTACTTAAAATTTGCTAAAGATAAAATGGATCCTTTGAGAGAAATACAAGAGCTTATAGGCAATGCTAATCAGATGGATATAGAAGTATATGGACCCTCTATCCAACAACCCGAAAAAGATTTTTTTATATCTACTAAAGGTAATATATGTTTTGGTTTAACAAATGTTAAAGGAGTTGGCAACTCTGTTTTTGAAAAAATAAAAGATTTATTATCTAATATAGAATTAGACAATATAACATTTATTGAATTATATTATAAATTTCTTAGACATATCAACTCTACAGCAGCTAAAGCCTTAATATCCGTAGGAGCTATAGATAATATAACTATATCAAGAAATCGTATGCTATTTTACTATGATTGTTTAAATAGTTTGACAGATAGAGAGCTTACTATAGCTGAACAATTTATTGATAAAAACACAGAGATATCGTTAATACTTGATAAATTAATAAATAATGACGTAAAAAAAATTACAGCTAAAAGAAAAAACATAATATCTTCCATTATTAAAAGCATTAACAACCCTCCTTACAATCTTGACGATACTCCTGAATGGATAGCAGATAACGAAAAGTTTCATTTGGGGACCTCTTTAACATGCCATAAAATAGATGGGTGTGATATTTACTCGGCTAATTCTGAATGTAAAGATCTAAATAATGATAAATGTCCCAAAACACCTATCGTAGGCGCAGAAGTTAGTGATATTAATGTTATAAAAACTAAAAGAGGTTTAAATCCGGGACAAGAAATGGCTTTTGTTAAAATTGCAGATTCTACAGGAATCACCGATCTTGTTATATTTCCAGAAGAATACATCAAATATAAAGATTTACTGATAGAAGGTAATACCGTATTAATAACTTTAGATAAATCTAAAAATCGTGATTCTTATATTGTTAAGAAATGTTGGCAAGTCTAGCTTGACTACGACTAGATCTCGCCGTATAATAAATGTAGTCAGCAACCCTTTACTTTATAGATTGGAAGGAATTTATTATGAATTTAGTAATTTTGAGAGGTAACCTCGCTAGAGATCCTGAGATTAGATATGTAAATCCGTCAGGTAAAGAAACCGCCGTAGTAAATTTTACTGTAGCTGTTTCTAGAGAATTTACTAAAAATAATGGAGAAAGAGATAAGGTTACAACTTTTGTTAATTGTGAAGCATGGGATACTGGGGCAGAGGCTATTGCCTCATCTTTCAGGAAGGGAGACTTAGTTATGATTGAAGGCTCTCTTAGAAATGACTCCTGGGAAAAAGATGGTGTAAAACGATCAACCATGAAGATCAGAGTAAATAATTTTGCTCGAATTCAAAAGGTTGCTAAATCTAGCAATAAGCCCACAACTAGTGGTACGACAGAGACTACCGAGGAAGCAGTTGCTTTTTAGGTTTTAGTGTGTTGTTGTTGATGTGTGGGGGTTTATTAATATGATAGGCCCCCATACATTTTTTATATACTCAACATTATTATATTTATTAATATGAAAAAGAAAATACTTTTTTGCACCGAATCGGGTCAAGTAAACTCTGGCTATGGTAATTATACTAAATCTATACTGAGTAGATTATATAAAACCAATAAATACGATATAGCGGAACTCTCCTGTTATAGAACAGTGGAGACTTCAAAAGCAGAATCGGAAAAATGGAAGATCTACCCCAATGCAGTAGACCAAAAAGACGAAAGATTTAATTCTTATTCATCTAATTTTTCTAATCAATTTGGTCAATGGCGTTTTGATCTAGTGGTGGCGGATTTTCAACCAGATATTGTTGTAGATTTCAGAGATGTGATGATGGCTCTTTTTCAAAGAGCTTCTGTTTTTAGAGAGAAATTTCACTGGATATTAGCACCAACGATAGATAGCTTCCCTGTTCGAGCAGAGTGGTTGGATTGTATTAAAAACTGCGACACCCTATTAACTCATACCCTGTGGGCAAAAAAAGAGATAGAAAATAGATATAATCTAAGGGTTGACGGTGTCGTAAAAGATTCTATAGATACTGATATTTTTAAACCTCAAAACAAAATCACAGTACGTCAAAAACATAATATTCCTCTTGATGCATTTGTAATAGGGAGTGTTATGAGAAATCAGAAAAGAAAACTCATACCAGACGTATTAGATGTGTTTTCTCAAATTAGCGCCAAGCATGACAATGCGTACTTATATTTACATACCAGCTACCCAGAGACTCATGGTTGGGACATACCAGAGCTTTTATTAAGATACGACATTTGCAATAAAGTCTTTTTCACATATTTTTGCAAAAAATGCAAGAATTGGCAACCTATGGTTTGGAAAGGTGAAAAATCTATCTGTCCTAAATGCGGTAATAAATCCATGATATTATCGCAAGTATCTCATGGGGTCGAAGATGTAGATTTATGTCAGATATACAATATATTCGATGTATACTTACAATACGCCATATGCGAAGGATTTGGTATACCTCCTTTAGAAGCAGCGTCGTGCGGGATACCTTTTATTAATATAGACCACGGAGCAATGCAAGAGCTTGCAGAAGATTTAAGTTGTGCTTCTGTGAGCGTGCAGTCATTATTTACAGAGCAGGAAAGTAGTGCTATAAGAGTTTTACCCAACAACAAAGATTGTGTAAAGATTATAGAAAATTATCTAAACATGCCACATATAGATATGTTAGATATTAAAACTAAAATAAGGCAAAGTGTGTTAGATAAACACTCATGGGATAAGACTTGTAATATATTTGAAGAAATTTTTGATAATACTGAGAAACTATCATATAAAAGATGGAAACCTTTACCTGGTTCCTATTTCGATCAAATCAACAAGTCCGTACCAGATCTAGAGAATAATCGTGAGTTTATATACTACATTATAGATAATATTATTCAAGAGCAATCTCTTAAAGATAGTTTTTTTATACAGCAAATGGTTAAAGCTCTGGATTTAGGTTATATTCTAAACGGAGATAATCAATCTCAACCCTATGGTAGAGAAGATGCTAAAAAAGTATTGGAAGTATGGTTTAATAATAAAAAAATGCTTAATGGATTCTTAAAAGATCGAAATATTATTGCTCAAAAAGACTTTCTTAACTATTAAAAGACAATATGAAGAATATACTATATATAGGACCCTATAAAGAAAATACTGGTCTGGGAAGATCTGCTAGAAGATACATAGATGCTTTAGGCTATGATTTTGATATAAACTTATCTATTAGGCCCATATATTTTACTCCCTACTTAGATAATAGTAACGAAGCAGGTAAAGACTATGTGGAATTTGAAGATAATATCAGTCAAAATTATGATATGGTTATTCAGCATGGTTTTGCTAATTGTTTTGAATATAGAGAAGAATTTGGTGAAAATGTATGCATACCTATAGTAGATACATACAATATTGGACATACGGGATGGGCTGAAAGAATCAATATGATGGATAGGGTGATTGTTCCTTCTGTTTGGTCTCGTCAATCTATTCTAGATGCTGGTGTAAATATTAAAACCAATATAATACCTGAGCCATTTAATATGGAGCATTTTAATAAAGATCATCCTGATCTATTTGATAATCAAGATAATGATTTTGTTTTTTACTATATTGCGAAACATAAAGATAAAAATAATATAAAAGCTTTAATAGCGGCTTTTTTAATGGAGTTTACTAAAAACGATGATGTTAAGTTGTTAATTAAAACTGATATGCAGGGTTTTGATGATCAGGAAAGTGAAAGAATGATAGCCTATGACATAAAGCAGATAGAAAGGTCGCTAAGAATAGATGCTAAAACATCCCAAATACCAAGAATTATAGTAGGGCATTACGAACAAGAATATATTATGAGAATGCATAACCAGTGCGACTGTTATGTAGATGTTTGTAAAGCTCAAAATTTTGGAGCAAGCTCTATAGAATCTATGTTATTTGATAATATTACAATAGTAAATTCTGGAACCGGTGCCAATACATATATTAATAACCAAAACGGTATCGAAATAGAAAGCATATTAACGAATGTGTACAGTAAAGACTTTTATATGGAAAATACATTCACAATATATGAAAAGTGGAGAGAGCCATTCTTAGATTCAATCAGAAGCTCTATGCGAGAAGCATACGAAATGGATCAAAAACAAAAACAAGATAAACTTAATAATTTTGATAAACAAATATTTACAGAACAACACTTTTTAAAAGAGCTTTTTAAATGAACTCAGTATCAGGAATACTTTCTAGAGAATACATAACAAAATCAGATAGTATAAATATATTATGGACTAATGTAGATAATATATTATTTGAAGATAAAATTAAAAAACTTAAACATAAATTAATTACTATGGATCAATTATATTTCGGAAAAGAAATACCTCAACTCATAGTGTGTAATAATAAAATCCTATATCACCAAACATGTAAAAATATATCAATACAATTTCATATACCTGTATTATTAATAGATCATTTAAAACAACCTTCTACAATGACGAGTGATAAGGAAAGCTCTATCATTAGATATGACCTACCATGCTCTATAAATGTGGCCATGTCAAAGGAAATAGCAGAGTCTTGGGAAAAATCAACTCGGTATGACTACGTATTAGAATCAAAAGATTATGATCAGGCTATGTGGTCTGATATTATATTCAAAACTTCAAAGAGAATATTTAAGTATTATGGATAAAAAATCAATATTATTTCACGTTGCCGAACAGGAGCTATCTCCTTCTAATAGTGACTATTGCCACATATCTAAAATAGATGAATATAAAGATAATAGTATTGATGAAATTATTATTCAAGATTTATGCGATTATTTGACCGAAGACGAGGTCCCTAACCTTTTGGGTAAAATATTTCAAAAACTTAATTCTAATGGTAATTTATATATACAAGCTTCAGATTTAAAGCAGTTATGTATTGCTGTTACTTTTAGTATGGTTGATGAAAATATAATTAAAAAAGTTTTATA